ATCCGCTGCGATGGCGGCACCCAGCCCCGCCAGTTCATGCAGCACGACATCGTCGGCGAATACGCCGAGGAGATGGCCTCCGGCACAGTGTTCCCGCCGCTGACCGTCTTCCATGACGGCCAGAGCCACTGGCTGGCCGACGGCTTTCATCGATACGGCGCCGCCGTTCGGCTGGGGTTGGCCGAGATCGAGTGCGACGTGCGTCAGGGTACGCTCAGCGATGCGCAGTGGGCCAGCTTCGGCGCCAACAGGGCGCATGGCATGCGGCGCACCAACAGTGACAAGGTTCGCTCGATCAAGGCGGCCCTGAAGCACAGCCCGCATCTCAGCGACAGCGAGATTGCCCGTCACGTCGGCGTGAGCACCGGCATGGTGGGCAAGTATCGACAGGAGTTGCAGTCATCCCCCAGCGACGGGCGCATCGGCAAGATTCCTTCCGCCACACGAATGGTAACTCGCAACGGCACGACGTATGCGATGAAGACGGGCAGGATCGGACGCTTCCGAGATGATCACAAGCCGTTCAAACCCGGTCGCAGCGCTTCCGAGAGTTACGTCGCCTGGCTGACGCCGAACAATCCCGTGGCGGCGGCAAGAGTCCTGTGGTCGCGGTGTCCTCGCGAGTACCTGGCCGCGATGGTCGAGGAACTGGCCAGCCTCCTGCGCCAGCAGCCCGACCCGCAATCCCCCAAGGAGTGAGTCCATGAAACTGCCTCTGAAGAAGATTCACCTCGACGGCGGGACGCAGACGCGGGCCCGCATCAACGAGGACATCATCGAGGAGTACGCAGCAGACATGAAGGCAGGCGCCGCCTTCCCGCCGCTGGTCGTCTTTCACGACGGCAAGGACTACTGGCTCGGTGACGGCTTCCACCGCTGGGGCGCCGCGATGGCCCTGAACCTCGACAGCATCGAGTGCGAGATTCACCAGGGCACGCTCGCCGACGCCCAGTGGTACAGCTTCTCGGCCAACAAGGCCAATGGCATGCGGCGCACCAATGACGACAAGGTGCGCGCCGTCAAGTCCGCCCTGCGGCATTGCAGGGGCGAGCGCAGTGATCGGGAAATCGCCCGTCATGTGGGCGTGGTTCACGACACAGTCGCCAAGTACAGGGCGGAGTTGAAGACGGCTGGCGAAATCGGGCAGCCCGGCGATAAGGACACAGGCGCATCTGGCGAAAACCGCCAGATAGATGCATCCGACCTCAAGCCCGGCCAGCCCGCCCGGGTCGTCACCCGTAAGGGCAAGACCTACCAGATGAAGGTCGGCCAGATCGGCAAGGCCAGGAAGCCCAACCGCAAGAAGGCAGGCGGCATTGCCAAGGATGCCGCCGTGCCCGTCCGCAAGCCCGGGCAGATGATCCCCACGCTGGAGATCGCCATCCCGCTGAACAACCCGCAGGCCGCGGCGGGCGCCCTGCTGTCCAACTGCAAGCCGGATTACCTGCGGGCGATGGTCGCCCGCATCGTCAAGGTCCTGGACGAGAGGGGGCTGTGATGAACTGGCAACGATACCGCGAGTTCCAGGGCAACTGGCAACGTGAAGTCGTACTGGCTTTCGACCCGGCCGACAAGGCCGACCCGTTCCTTCAGTTCCGCACCGACCAATACCGCAAGACCGGCAAGGTGGTCCGACTGCTGGCCCTGCGCAACCAACCTTCGGACCGTCAAGGGAGTGACCAATGATCGCCACCGCTGAAGTCGCAAAGAACACCCGCAGGATGCACACCGTCGTCATGCTCGTCGGGCCCGACCAGGCCGTCAAATGGCTGGAGGCCAACACACGCAACCGACCGCTGGACCAGAAGCACGTGGATTACCTGGCCGCCGAGATGAAGGCCGGCCGCTGGAAGCTCACGCACGTCGGGATCGCCTTCGACATCAACGGCGTCCTCCAGGACGGGCAGCACCGGCTGTGGGCCATCGTCTTCTCCGGCTGCACGGTCGAGATGAGCGTCACCTTCAACACCGCCGAGGACTGCATCCAGTACGTTGACGGCGGCAAGAAGCGAATGGCCCACGAACGGATGCACCTTTCGGGCCGTTATGAAGGCGGCGTCAGCAAGGACCATCTGGCGGCGCTGCGGGCGATGCTGCTGGGGATGAACACGCCCCGGACCATGCCCTTCTGCCGCGAGATGGACCTGATGTCCCAGCACAAGCCGGCGGTGGATTTCGCCGTCGAGCACCTGACGACCAACCGCGTCAAGGGCGTCGGCTCGTCCGTCACCCGCGCGGTCGTAGCGAGGGCCTGGTACTCGGCCGACCTGGAGAGGCTTCGGCGCTTCTGCGAGGTATTGCGCACCGGCATGCGCTGCGGCGACGACGAGAACGTCGTCATCCTCCTGCGGGATTATCTGGCCAACTGCGGCCGGCGCGAGAACCTCGGCGACTTCCGCGACCAGTACGGCAAGGTGGAGCGGGCGCTGAACGCCTTTCTGGCGGGCCGATCGCTGTCGGTCCTGCGTCCCTGCCAGGCCGAGATGTACCCGCTGCCCGAGGAGCAGGAGAAGGTCGCGTAGATGATCTCCCTGCGCCCATATCAATCCGCCGCCGTGGAGGCGGTGTACCGCCACCTGAGGGATCACGACGACAACCCCGTCGTCGTGATCCCCACTGGCGGCGGCAAGACGCCGGTGATGGCCACCATCTGCGACGACGCCGTGCGCAAGTGGGATGGCCGCGTGCTGGTGCTGGCCCATGTGAAAGAATTGCTCGAACAGACGGCCGGCACGCTTGGGCGGATGGCAGGCGACCTGGACATCGGCGTTTACTCCGCCGGTCTGCGTAAGCGCGACACGGAACACAGCGTCATCGTCGCGGGCATCCAGTCCGTCTACAAGCGGGCCGGGGAACTCTTTGAGGACAAGGTTTTCGACATCATCTGCATCGATGAGGCACACATGATCCCGCCCGAGGGGGACGGGATGTACAGGGCGTTCCTGGCGGATGCCAGGAAGATCAACCCGCGCGTCCGCACCATCGGGCTGACGGCCACGCCGTTTCGGATGACCAGCGGGTCGATCTGCCAGGTGGACCACTTTCTCAATCGCATTTGCTACGAGGTCGGCGTCAAGGAACTGATCCGCGACGGATTTCTGTGTCCGCTGAGAACCAAGGCTGGCATCGTCCGCGCCGACACCAGCAACCTGCACATCCGTGGCGGGGAGTTTATCGCCGGTGAAGTGGAAGACCTGATGGACCGCGACGGCCTCGTCCGTGCCGCCTGCGCGGAGATCGTCCAGCAGACGCAGGATCGCCAGAGCGTCCTGATCTTTGCCAGCGGTATCCAGCACGGCCTGCACATCGTGGAGAACCTGCGAGGCGAGCATGGCGTGGAGTGCGGCTTCGTCTGCGGGGATACCCCGGCCGCTGAGCGGGATCGCCTCATCGGGCGATTCCGGCGGCAGGACGCCAAGGGCCTGTTCGGCGACAACCGCCCGCTGAAGTACCTCTGCAACGTCAACGTCCTGACGACCGGCTTTGACGCGCCCAACGTCGACTGCATCGCCATGCTGCGCCCGACCATGTCGCCGGGCCTCTATTACCAGATGGTCGGCCGCGGATTCCGGCTGTGCGAGGGCAAGGCTGACTGCTTGGTCCTGGACTTCGGCGGCAATGTCATGCGGCACGGGCCGGTGGACGACCTGCGCGTCACCGAGCCCGGCAGCGGCAACGGCGAGGCGCCGGCCAAGGAATGCCCCGACTGTCACGCCGTCATCCACGCCGCCTATGCCAACTGCCCCGAGTGCGGCCATGCGTTTCCGCCGCCGGAAAGGCAGCAGCACGACGCCGAGGCGTCCACCGAGGGCGTGCTGTCGGGCCAGGAGACGGTGACAGAGTATCCCGTCCAGGACGTCCACTACGCCGTCCACGTCAAGCGGGACGCCCCTGAGGACGCCCCGCGCACGCTACGGGTCGAGTACCGCATCGGCTGGAACAAGTACATCTCCGAGTGGGTCTGCCTTGAGCACACCGGCTACGCACGCGCCAAGGCCGAGGCCTGGTGGCGGCAGCGGTCCAACGACCCCGTGCCGGCCACCATCGAGGAAGCTGTGGAACTGGCCGAGGCCGGAAGCCTCGCGCCCGTCACCGCCGTGCAGGTTCGCCACGTCGCCGGGCAGCCCTACGACCGGATCATCGGCTACCAGCTTGGCGACAAGCCCCCGGCCGTCGCCGGCGGCGACCTGAGCGCGCCTGAACCTGATTATCAGCCGGCCATACCGGACGACGAGATCCCGTTCTGAGGAGGTCACCTTGACGAAAACCGACATGAACAACCCGCCGGCGTTCCCGCGGCCTGCCAGCCGAGGCAACAACTACGTCACCGGCGAGGAAGACGTGGTCGTCGATCCGCAGCGCGGCATGACGCTGCTGGACTACTTCGCCGCCAGGGCCTTGCAGGCGCTGGTCGCCCGCGAGCCGTGGGGCGAGGAGACAACCACAGCGTCACGCGCCTATTCCATCGCCGAGGCCATGCTCGAGGAAAGGACCAATCGCCTATGACGAACGGCAATCCCAACATCACCGACGTCGACCTCGCCACAGCCAGACAGGTGCGAAAGCTCCTGCTGGCGATGCTCGCCATACCAGTGGGCCCGCTGGAACATGCCATTCAGCTCGCCCATGAGTCCACGAGCTCGCAGAAGGACGATCCGCCGGAGATCTTCGAGGCGGCGGGCGTGACGCGCCAGGCCCTGCGAATGTTCTGGCACTTCCGGTGCAACATCGAGGCGGTCATGCCGCCGGAGGCCCACGGGTGATCCTGCCGGCGGCGACATCCTATCTTCGCGCCGGCCTGTGCGTGCTGCCCGCGATCCTGGACGAGAAGCGCCCGGCGGTCGGTAGTTGGAAGGCCTATCAGCAATGCCTGCCGGCCGAGGCGCAGATTGCCCAGTGGTTCTCGACGGCGACCGCCTGCTGCCTGCTGACGGGCGGCGTTTCGGGCAACCTGGAGATGATCGACTTTGACGCCGGCGGTGCCCTGTTCGACCGATGGGCCGCGCTGGTGGAAGAGCAGGCCCCAGGGCTGCTCTCGCGCCTGGTGATCGAGCGCAGCCGCCGCGGCGGCAAGCACGTGGTCTATCGCTGCCGCTCTGCCATCTGCGGCAACCTGAAACTCGCCCAGCGACAGGTCGACGGCGGCCGCCCCGAGACCCTCATCGAGACCCGTGGTGAAGGCGGCCTGTTCCTGTGCGCGCCGTCGCCGGGTTATGAACTTCTTCAGGGCGACCTTGCCGCGCCGCCTCTGATAGAGGACACCGAGCGGGACATCCTGCTGTCGGCTGCATGGTCCTTGAACGAATGCTGGAAGCGACAGGATTCGTCTCCGATGGTGGCGGCCGTCGCCGGAAGGCCGGGCGATGACTTCAATGATCGCGGCGATGTGCGCGATTTGCTCCAGCGGCACGGCTGGACACTGGCCCGTTCCGGCGAGAATGAATACTGGCGTCGGCCGGGCAAGGATGCGGGCTCCAGCGCCACGCTCAAGGACCGCGTCTTCTACGTCTTCTCGTCCAACGCCGCGCCGTTCGAGCCTCAGCGGGCCTACGCGCCGTTCACGGTCTATGCGCTTCTGGAGGGATTCGGACAATCGCCTGAGGTAACCGGCGTCGATCTGTCAGCCTTCAGTTCATCAACCGCTTCCACTGACGCGGACGATCCGGCCGACGACGAGGAAACCTCCTCCCAGGACAGCCCCCAGGACCCGGGCCCCGTGCCCAATAGTCTCCTTCAGGTGCCCGGCTTCATCGACCAGGTGATGGAGCATTGCCTCAAGACGGCCCCGCATCCCAACCATGTCATGGCGTTCTGCGGAGCGATGGCGCTTCAGGCCCTTCTGGCCGGGCGCAAGGTCCGCGACGAGGCTAACAACCGAACCGGCCTGTACCTGCTGGGCCTGGCCAATTCGGGCGTCGGCAAAGACCATCCCCGCAAGGTCAATCAGGACGTGCTGCTGGCGGCAGGGATGAATGGCGCGTTCGCCAACACCTTCGTCTCCGGAGAGGGCCTGGAGGACCGGATGTTCATCCATCCGGCGTCGCTCTTCCAGACGGATGAGATCGACAACCTGCTGGCCTCCATCGGCACGTCCAGGGAGTCCCGCTACGAGGGGATCATGAACATGCTGCTGCGGATGTACACCAGCGCCGACGCGGTGTACGTCATGCGGGTCAAGGCCGGCAAGGCCGCCTCCGGCGTCATCGACCAGCCGTGCCTGTGCCTTTTCGGCACGGCCATCCCCAAGAACTTCTACCAGGCCCTGTCGGTCAAGATGCTCGACAACGGCTTCTTCGCCAGGATGATCGTCCTGGAGGCCGGGGCACGCAGCGGCCTCCAGCCCAACAGGATTACGCCCATCCCTCAATCCGTCCTGGACGTCGCACGCTGGTGGTCGTCGTTCAGGCCGGGCACGGGCAACCTGGAATCCTGGCATCCCCAGTCCAAGGTCGTGGACTACAGCGAAGCGGCCCGGGGCGTCCTGCTGGAACACGGCGTTGCCTGCGACGAGGAATATCGCGCCGCCGAGGGCAGGAACGACACCGTCGCCATGGCCATCTGGGCGCGAGCAAACGAGAAGGCAAGGCGGCTGGCGCTGGTGTACGCATGCAGCGAAAACCACGCCCAGCCGCTGATCGGCCAGGCCGCCGCGCAGTGGGCCAGCCTCCTCGTCACGCACCAGACGAAGCGAATGCTCTTCATGGCCTCCGAGCATGTCAGCGAGAGCGAGTTTGACGCCGACTGCAAGAAGGTGATCCGCACACTGCGGGAATGGAGGGCGTCAAGCGGAGATGCATGGATGCCGTTCTGGAGGCTTTCACGCAAGCTGCCCTGGCCGCCCAAGCATCACGATGAGGTCCGTGCGGCGCTGCTGGAACAAAAGAAGATCGACTACCGCGAGGCCGGCACCGGCGGAAGGAGGAAGCGTGAATATCACCTTCGCTAACGATCCCGCCATCTATCCGAGCATCTATTCGAACATCTTCAGCCAAGATGCTTCGCGGCGCATCTTTCGGGAACCTTTTGCGCGCAAGAAGCCCTCCGTGGCGCATCTATTGGCCGCTTTGGGCCACCTTTTGCGCGCTTCTTGCGCCCCTCGGCGCGCAAAAAGTTCCAAAGATAGAACTGCGGAGAATAAGGGAAATATAAAGAAAATCTCTCTCTTTTCTATCTTTAGAGACTTCTTGCGCCATACCCCCCGCTCGCGCGTATTTGGGCGCATGCGCGAGAGGGGTAGCGCAAAAGGCGCAAAAAGTCCGAATAGATGCGCCCATCCCGCCTTCGGAAGGGAAACCACCCCATGCATCCATCCTGCTTCCAGTGCCGGTTCTTCAGCCCATGCGACGACGGCATTCCTGCCGCTGCCACCAAAGACAACTTCAACGACTGCATCCAGGGCCTCTGCCGGATCAATCCGCCGACGGTTGGTCGCTTTCGCGGCGAAGGGCTTGACCTGGAATACGACTACGGCCAGTGGCCCCTTGTCCTGTCGGGCGATTGGTGCGGGGCGTTCCAGCCCTGTCAGTGTCCGCCGCCCGAGGGCGCCGCACCAACGCGCCACGTTGGCGCAGGTTCGAACATCTCCCGCCGGGCCGACCACCGCTACGGCCGCGCCGCCGGTGCGGACCCGGCGCGCCATCTTGCCCAGTTTACTGCCGGGTCGCGGTTCCTTCCCGGCCAACGGCGACGCTGACCGCGGCGGGAACGGTCTTCGTCGGTCTTTTTGTTTGTTGCGCGTAGCGCGCGCCGCATGTCGGCGCCGCGAGAGTCAGGTTTGCCCGGCCATGCCGGGTGCGTGAAGAACATCGGAAAGGGTCTGTAATGAAGATTGAGATGCGGGACGTGGATTCGATTCGGCCGTATGAGAAAAACCCCCGGCAGAACGCCGAAGCCGTGGACGCTGTGGCAAAGTCCATCGAGCAGTTCGGCTGGCGGCAACCGATTGTGATCGATACGAGCGGCGTCATCGTCATCGGCCACACACGGCTGCTGGCGGCAAAGAAGCTGGGTATGAAGACCGTGCCTGTTCACGTGGCCGAGGGTCTGTCGGACGCCCAGATCAAGGCGCTGCGGATCGCCGACAACGCCACCGGCGACATTGCCACGTGGGATTACGACCTTCTACCGCTGGAACTCAAAGACCTCCAGGCGGCGGATTTCGATCTCTCGACGCTGGGCTTCGACGAAGCTGAGCTCGCCAAGCTGCTTGCCCCGGAAGGCACAGAGGGCCTGACTGACCCGGATGCCGTGCCCGAGCCCCCGGAGGAGCCCGTCACCCGGCCGGGCGACCTGTGGCTCCTGGGCGCCTACACGAAGTGCCCGCACTGCGGGGAGGTGAACGAGCTATGACACGCCAGTGCAAATGCGCCAAGTGCGGGAGGCAGTACGAGGCCGTAATACAGTCGCGCCATCGGCTCATCTGCGGCGACGCCACCGACGCGGCCGCCGTCGAGCGGCTGATGGACGGCCAGAAGCCCAGCCTGTGCTTCACGTCGCCTCCGTACAACACCGGCGACAACTCCCTGGGCGGCAACAAGAGTCGTGTGGATTCCAAGTACGTCGGCGTCAGTGATGACAGGCCCGCCGCCGAGTACCTGCGGCTGCTGATGGACTTTACGGCGCTGGCTTTGGCCCACTGCCAGACCGTGGCGGTGAACCTCCAATCGTTGGCTGGCAACAAGACGGCCGTTCTCGATTGGATTCATCACTTCCGCGACCACTTCGTGGATCGGATGGTGTGGTTCAAGGGCCAGGGCCAGCCGGCGATGGCCGCCAACGTGATGAACAGCCGGTTCGAGGATATCTGGATTCTCTCGCCGGAGGAGAATCCATCGCGGGCCATCCCGACCGGACGGTTTCATTCCACGGTCTCCAACGTCTACGAAGGGCATGGGGCCAGCGGCGAGAACGTCGCCCCGGAAATCCACGCCGCCTCCATGCCTGCCCACCTGGCGATCCACGTCCTGGAGTCGCTCGACGGCACCGGCGGCGCCGTCTACGAGCCTTTCTGCGGGACGGGCACCACGATCATCGCCGCCGAGCGGCTGGGACGCTCGTGCCTGGCCGTGGAACTGGTGCCACAGTACGTCGACGTGGCCGTCAAACGCTGGCAGGACTTCACGGGCAAGGCCGCCGTCCTGGAACGGACGGGCGGTTCACCGCTTCCGGTTGGAGGTGATCAATGAGCGCGGAACGACAATGTACCTGCCGCAGGTGCGGCAGGCAGTACACGGCTCCTGTCGAATCCCGCCACCGCCTTCTGTGCGGCGACTCGCGGAAGGCCGACGACATGGCCCGTCTGGCGGACGGCCGACATGCCGACATGGTTTGGACAGATCCCCCGTATGGGGTGAGCATTGCCAGCCGCGTCGGTACTACAAGCGGTATGTCGTCGGCCCAGGCGCGGGAAGAGGGGCATCCCGGCATCGCCAACGACGATCTGGACGTGCCGCAGCTTGTTACGTTCCTGCGCGCTGCGTTCGAGACGGCGCTGGATGCGTGCAAGCCCGGGGCCGTCTGGTACGTGGCCGCGCCCCACGGGCCGATGGGCGTGGCCTTCAGCATGGTGCTGCACGACCTAGACATCTGGCACAGCAGCCTCGTCTGGGTCAAGGACAGCATGGTCATCAGCCGTCTGGACTATCACTACCGCCACGAGGTGCTCTACTACGGCTGGAAGCCCGGCGGCGCCCATCATCCCGTGCCGGATCGCTGCCAGACTTCGGTGTTCGAGTTCCCGCGGCCCAAGCGCTCCGAGCAGCATCCGACGATGAAGCCGGTGGATCTGATCCGCAAGCACATCGAGAACTCCTCCGACCCAGGCCAGACCGTCCTGGACCAGTTCGCCGGTAGCGGCTCGACGCTGATCGCCGCCGAGCAGACTGGCCGCAACGCTCTGCTGATGGAACTCGATCCGCGATTCTGCGAGGTGGTGGTGAAGAGATGGGAGGACTTCACCGGCCGCCGGGCTCAGCGGATGGCAGCGTCTGAAGTTGTGGAGGTGGGCGCATGATCTACCTCGCGCAACCGTACTCAGCCCAGGACCCGGCCGTTCGCCAGTGGCGATTCGAGGCTGGGTGCAAAGCCGCGGCGGCACTGATGAGGGCCGGATTCAACACGTATTCGCCGATCGCTCACTCGCATGTTATCGCTCCTCATGGTCTGGACCGGATGAGCCATGCCTTCTGGATGCACGTGGACCGTCCCTACGTCGATTGGTGCGACGTCGTCGCCGTCCTGATGCTGCCGGGCTGGCGCAAGAGCAAGGGCGTGGCGGCCGAGATCGAGATGGCCAGGAAAGCCGGCAAGCCCGTCATCCATATCCGTCCGCAAACTGTGGGCGTGAACATCTGGACGATGCCCGGCGCCGATCGTCCATGTGAGGAGGCCGAATGCCTTTGATCTACGCCAGTCTCTGCGACGGGATCGGCGCGGTGCATGTGGCGTGGGCGCCGCTGGGCTGGCGATGCGCCTGGACTTCCGAAATAGAGCCGTTCGCTTGCGCGGTCGTCGAGCATCACTGGAACCTGCCCAACCTGGGGGACATGACGAAGATCACTGAGGAGAATATTCATGGTTGCGATCAACTCGACCTCATCGTCGGCGGAACGCCGTGCCAGTCTTTCTCGCTCGCCGGTCTGCGAAAGGGTCTGGATGATCCTCGCGGCAACCTGGCCCTTGTCTTTCTGCGAGTTGTTGACATGGCTCGGCCGCGCTGGGTTGTCTGGGAGAACGTCCCCGGTGTCCTGTCATCCGGCCGCGGACGGGACTTTGGCTGCTTCCTCGGGGCGCTGGGCCAGCTCGGGTATGGGTGGTGCTACCGAGTCCTGGACAGCCAGTTCTTCGGAGTGCCCCAGCGACGCCGTCGCGTCTTCGTTGTCGGACATCTTGGAGACTGGCGACCTGTCGCCGCGGTACTTCTTGAGCCGACGGGCATGCGAGGGAATTCTCCGGCGCGCCGCCAAGCGCGGGCGGCAGTTGCCCGAGCCCTTACGTCAAGCACTGGAGGCGCAAGTGCAAAGGAACAACAACTGACGTTCGTGGACGCGGGCGGCCGGCCGCTCAATGCCCTGTGCTTCGGCGGCGGCAATACGGCCGGCGAGATCGATGTGTCCACCTGCCTGACGCATCACCACACCCGCCAGGACTTCGACACCGAGACGTTTGCCGTGGTCGGGCCGCTGTGCTCGCATTCCGCCGAGCACGGCCATGCGATGACGACGCAGCAGGCGGTCGAAGCCGGCCACATCGTCACGCACGACTTCACGGCAAGGCACGGTC